GCACTTGCGCTAACCCCAACGCGGCCGGTACGGGCGTGCCTTGCCTCGCGGTCTACCCCCGCTTGCTCCGGACGTGCCCCTATTGCGGGCACTACCCCGAGCCTGCCGCGCGTACCGCGCCTGAGTTTGTGGACGGCGACCTCTTTGAGTTAACCGCCGAGACGCTCGCAGCGATGCGGGGCAAAGTGGCGGCAATTGACGGAGCCCCACGCATACCGGGGCACTTAGAAGGCGTGGCCGCAGCGGGCGCACGCAAGCAACACGACGCACGTCAGCAAGCGCAGGCGGCACTCCGCGCGAGCATCGCGCTATGGGCCGGGTGGCAGCGCGACCAAGGGCGCGACGATTCGCAAGCGTACCGAGCCTTTTATCACACTTTTGGGATTGACATTTTGAGCGCGCAAGCATTGGGACGCCCCGACGCGTGCGCGCTTACCGAGCGGGTACAACAAATTTTAAATAACCAAGGAGTAATCCAAGCATGTATATAGTAATCCGAGACCTCGCCTTAACCGCCCTTTTTGTTTATGGGCTGCTGGCCGGAGGCGAGTTGCTCGCTAACGGCGCAGTCTATAAAGACTGCTTGCAGTATGGGTACTCCGCCCCTTACCCCTGGCTCAAAATCAAAATCAAATGCGAGGTGGTACGGTGACCCACCACGTCATACATAGCGATTGCCTCGTGGGGATGCGGTTACTCGATGCAAACAGTATCGATGCCGTGGTAACCGACCCGCCCTACGGCATTAGCTTTTTAGGCTGCGCATGGGACGGCGCGGACATAGAGTCCCGCACCGCTGCGCGACGCGCGATGCCCTCCCGCGACCCCCATACGTCGGCTGTTGGCGGCCACAATTCCGTCGCAGCGCAGGCGGGCAAGTACGACCTGACGCCTAAAGGCATGAGCGCTTTCCAGCTTTTCTCGCGCGACTGGGCCGTAGAGGCCCTGCGCGTACTCAAGCCCGGAGGACACGTCGTATCGTTTGCGTCTCCGCGCACGCACCATCGCATGACCTGTGGGCTCGAGGAGGCGGGGTTTGAGATACGCGACACGCTAATGTGGGTCTTCGGGTCGGGGTTCCCGAAGTCGCTAGACATCGGCAAAGGCTGGGGTACCGCGCTCAAACCCGCACATGAGCCCCTTACTCTCGCGCGCAAACCCCTAACAGGTACCGTTGCCGCAACCGTGCGGGCGCACGGTACCGGGGGGCTCAATATCGACGGATGCCGGGTACCGACGGAGGAGGTGTGGTGTACTGCGGGGGCGCAGGCAGGCCCCGGCTATGAAGGTGGGTGGGGCACGGCACCACGCGGCTCACACCCCGGCGGACGGTGGCCCGCTAACTTTTTGCATGACGGCAGCGAAGATGTGGCCGCGTTACTAGGGGAGTCCGCGCGCTTTTTTTACTGCCCCAAGGCTAGCAAAAAAGATCGTGACGAGGGGTTAAGCGGCGTCGTGCCTTCGCAGGCCAACACCCACCCCACAGTTAAGCCGACCGACCTCATGCGATATCTATGCCGACTGATAACCCCGCCGGGGGGCACCATCCTCGACCCGTTTACCGGCAGCGGCAGCACGGGCAAAGCGGCCAAGCTCGAGGGCTTTGGCTTTATCGGGTTTGAGCAAGATGCAGATTACGTGCGCATCGCCCGCGCCAGGATATCGGGGGTGACGGTATGAGCGCACTGCATTTATGGGCACAGCGGCACGGGGTATCGGCGGAGGCCCTTACCGACCTACAGCAATCTTTGGGCATTGGGGCGCCGCCCCCCACGCCGGCAGAAGTGCGCATCATCAAAAGCGAGGCCTGGGTACAAAACACCGTGCGCATGGAAGCCAGCCAGCGGGGCATGCGCCTTTTCCGGAATAACGTAGGGGCGCTAAAAGATGAGCAGGGGCGCGTCGTACGTTTTGGGCTCGGCAATGACTCGCCCACGCTTAACGCAGTGCTCAAGTCCGCCGACCTTATCGGCATCCGCCCGCTCCTTATCGGCCCGCATCACGTGGGTACGTTGGTCGGCCAATTTGTTTCGCGCGAAATCAAGGCCACTGACTGGCGCTACACCGGCAGCGGGCGCGAGGCAGCGCAGCTGGCCTGGGCGAACTTGGTTAACTCCCTCGGCGGCGACGCCGCTTTTGCTACCGGGGAGGGCACGCTGTGAGTGAGCACCGAAAATTTTTAGCAAGCCTGTCCGCCGACGAGCTTGCACTACTTGAGGCCGCGAAAAAAGTAGAGGCCGCCGCTTTGCACCATGACGAAGCGCTCGCGGAGTACTACGCCGCGTGGATTGAGCTGGAGCACGTCCGCCAGCGTTTTGATATGATTGTCAAACTATGCCATTAAAAAATAAACAAGACCACGCGGCTCACCGCGCGCACATCTTGCGTGCGGCTTTGTCGCTTGCGTGCCGTATCGGCTACGCCAAAGTGACGCAGACTGCTATCGCAGACAAAGCCGGGGTGCCCTCGTCGCTACTGCCTTACTACTTTGGCACCATGACACAGTTGCGCCGTGACCTCATGCGAGAGGCCATACACACCGAGTGCTTGCCCGTAATCGCCCAGGGAGTGGCGAGCCGCGACCGCCATGCGTTGCGCGCGCCGCTGGCCTTACGTTTACGCGCCCTTGACTTTGTTGCGGCGCTCTAGCTTATGCAGGCCCTACCCTCCGCGCTTGCCCCGCTTGCGGCGTACAAACAATTTTTGTGTTATCGGTTAGTCTCAAGCAAGTCACGCCCCGGCAAGATGGATAAGCTGCCGGTCAGCCCTCACAGCGGGCAGGTCGTGAGCGCGCAAGATGCGGAGCACTGGACGACCGCCGAGCACGCTTGCGCTGTTGCCTCGGTTTGGGGCGAGGGCCACGGGGTCGCCTTTAGCTTTTGCGAGAGTGACCCTTTTTGGTTTTTGGATATCGACAATTGCTTTGACGGGCAGGCGTGGTCACCGCTCGCTTTGCATCTTGCCAGCCTATTGCCTGGGGCAGCAATGGAGGTGTCGCAGTCCGGTCGGGGCATGCACATCTTTGGGCAGGGCGCCGTGCCTCCGCACGCTTGCAAAAATGTGGTGCTTGGCTTAGAGCTGTATACCGCGCGGCGCTTTGTCGCGCTCACGGGTATCGGGGCGCTAGGCGACGCCAGCACCGACCACACGTTGGCGATGGCAGGCATAGTCGCGCAGTATTTTGCGCCCAAGGGCGATACCTCGGTAGCGGGTGTGCTAGCGGACGGCCCCGTGTCTGAGTGGCGCGGCCCTACTGACGATGCGGACTTGATACGCCGGGCGCTCCAGTCGCGCAGCGCTGCGAGCGCTTTCGGTTCACGCGCGTCGTTTCGGGATTTGTGGGAGTGCAATACGGAGGTACTCTCGCAAGCCTTCCCGGACCCGTCGCGGTTGTACGCCGAAAGTGAAGTCGACGCGGCGTTAGCGGCGCACCTCGCCTTTTGGACCGGACGCGATGGCGCGCGTATCGAGCGCTTGATGCGGCAAAGCGCGTTATCCCGAGACAAGTGGGCTCGCGAAGATTACCTGCCGCGCACTATCGCAGCCGTGCTAGCGCGGGGCGGCGACGTGCTTACCGACCGGGAGCCCGAGGCGCCCAGCACCCCCGTTGCCGACCCCGAGGCACCCAGCCAAGCGCCCGTTGTAGGGCAGACCTTTTTGACTGTTGACGCCCAGCGTGCGCTCTTTGCCGGCTGCGTGTACGTGCAAGATCGTCACCGTGTGCTCATACCCGGTGGGGCGCTACTCAAGCCCGATCAATTTAGGGTCGCTTTCGGCGGCTACACATTTGCAATGGACGCCGTTAACGAGCGCACGACTCGCAACGCCTGGGAGGCGTTTACGGAGTCGCAAGCGTTGCGCGCGCCCCGCGCTGATACCGTGTGCTTTAAGCCCGACCGGCCGCCCGCTGAGATAAGCAAAGACGCGGGGCGTCCGCGCGTTAATACTTGGTGGCCCGCGGAGGTCGCGCGCAAAGTAGGAGACGTTACGCCATTTTTGCGGCACCTTGATTTAGTGCTACCGGACGCCCGCGACCGTCAAATTTTGCTGTCGTACATGGCCGCATGTGTGCAGCACAAGGGCGTCAAATTTCCCTGGGCGCCGGTGCTGCAGGGCGTTGAGGGTAATGGTAAGACGCTCTTTAGCGCCTGCGTTGCCGAGGCAGTTGGTCAGCGGTACACGCACTGGCCCGACGCCCGAGATTTAGACAGCCCATTTAATGGATGGTTGGCCGACCGCGTTTTTATTGCGATCGAGGAGCTACACAGCGCGGAGCATCAAAGCGACGTTGTGGAGGTACTCAAAACCATCATCACCGGGGGCATGGGCAAGCAAGTGCAGTATAAAGGCGTCGACCAAACATCCGTGCAGATTTGCTGCAACGTGATGATTAACACTAACTACAAAAACACGATACGCAAGACCCCGGACAACGCGCGCCGCTTTGCCATTTTTTACACCGCGCAGCAGACGGCTGCTGATTTAGCGCGCAGCGGCATGGGCGGCGGCTACTTCCCACGACTGTACCAGTGGCTAAAGCACGAGGGGGGGTGGGCTATTGTGTCCGAGTTGCTGCACACCTATCCAATAGCCCCCGAGTACAACCCCGCGGGCGCCATGCACCGTGCGCCCCATACTAGCTCGACCGACGCGGCAATTGTTGAGAGTCGGGGGAGCGTCGAGCAACAAATCGCGGAGGCGGTGGCGCAAGACACGCCTGGATTTTGTGGGGGGTGGGTGTCGTCGATACAGCTCGATCGACTTATCGTTGACACACTGCGCCTGGGCAACCGCATCAACCACGCTAAGCGCAGGGAGCTGCTGGCGGGCATGGGGTACATCTTGCATCCGGCGCTACCCGAGGGCCGCGTGCACAACCCCGTGCTGCCGGACGGACGTAAACCGCAGCTATTTATCCTAGCGAAACACCCAGCTGCGCGGATTACTAATGGGGCCGAAGCAGCGCGGGCGTACGCCGCAGCGCAGACTGTTAAAGCGCCCGCTTTAAAGGAGGACTAAAAGTGTTTAACCGGATCCGACATTTGCTCTACCGTCTTGCGATCTTGCTCGGCGACGTTAACGCCGTGCGCCAAGGGCCCACCGCCATCGGCAAGCGCATGGTGCGAAAGATGATGCAGCGCAACACCGCGCGGCTCTTGCGGAGGTTTGAGCCATGGTGACTTTTAGTACTGTGGACTGGGAAGCAACTAAACGGGAGGTTGCACGGTCTTTGATCGGCGCGGAGCGTGATGTAGCGGCGCGGGGCAACCTGTTACTAAAACGACTAGCGTATGTACAGCAAACGTGCGCTCTGTTAGCTAAAGCCCCCCGGCACAAACGTGAGGCCGCGGCCGCTGCCGCGCAGCTCGCAATAGACAACGTCGCCGAACATCTGATACTCGCACGGCGTTAGCCATCAATCCAGCGCCCTGCAACGCTACCCCGCAAGTTCTGCCGTGTACTTAGGCCCGGAGTGGCTCGAGACCCCCGGCGCATGCTGGCGATTAGCATGCTTACGCTGGACTGATGGCCCCCGCTACTTTGCCGGGGCGGTCAACGTTACCACAAATTACGTACTTGTCTCTCAGTTCATCACGTTGTGCTTTGATGCATTCTGGGCGCAAGCAGTAATAACTGCATGTGTGCGCCGCTGGGGCGCTCGTGCGTTCGCGCTGTTCGTTTTGCTCTTGTCTTCTAATGGCCTCAATCGCTCTTCTTTTTGCCTCGTCGTACGTAAGCACCGGCAGTGTTTTCATATTGCCAAACACTCTGGCTTTATAAACTGACGCCTTCTGAGCGATTGATAATACGCCGATGACTCGCACTCAGCCACTACCTCGCTCCAGTCGTTATATTTTGTTGATACAGGTCCGGAAGGTACTTTTGTTAAACATTGCATGAAAATTTCTCGCCGAAGGCACTGATCTGTAGACGTGGCGTCACTACCGCACCCAACAAGCAAAGACATCGTTAATAGCGTAAGTATTGGCCTGATCATTTTTCACGCCCAACGTTTTTTGACCGCAATGCAGTTGCTTCCGGAGGTGCTCGGTATTCGTGCAGCACCTGGTCAAAATTGGCAATTGACCGCCCTCGCCCCTGCTCAAACTGAGCAAAGGTTGCGTGATATGTTTGCAGGTCTTCGGTAGTTTTTGCGTGTAGCCCAACGCGGTGTGTTAAGTGACCGCCGTGTTGGCTCTCGCACTGCACTTCGTGCAGCCATGTTCCGTGTTGCGACTGGACTATTCTGCTGTTAAGCAATTTATGAGTTGCTGGGATTTCAATGTTTGTTTCTTTTGTCATTTGTTTTTCTCCTTTAGTTTTAAATTTTTAAAAGTGAATATCGCGGCGGCAATAACCAGTGCAGCTGAAATAAAAATACTCATTGGTTTAGATAAATGCGGCGCTATATAAATAGCGGAGGCCAACCACAATGACTCCGTTTTAATCACGCGTTGCACTTCAAAAGTGCAATTACTGTTATCTCTCTTTAGTATTTGGCCGTTTAGCAATTGATGATTTTCTCTTGTCATTTGTTTTTCTCCTTGAGTTTTGCTTCGATGCGGGCCCAAGTTTCTCGGGCGGTGGTCGCTTGACATTCGGCTGCCTCTTCTTCTGTCAGCCCTTTCCATTCTCGGTTTCCAATTGCGGCTTGCCAAATCTCCCACGCATTGCGTGCTTGCCAGTCCCCGTTGCCCTGCCTTCCAAGTCGCTCGTTAAAGTGGTGATTAAGAAACCACGCCTCAAACTTTTCGCGTTCAATTTTCAGAGTCTTTGGCGTCATTTCTAGCTCCCAAGAATAATGCGCAAAATTTTCGCCCCCGTCGCCTCAAACTCTTTTCGCACTCCGAGTAGTATGCTCGCTGGGTAAAGCACTGGCATCATTGCGAGCGCTATCAACGCACGTACTTTTCTTGGTAATCTTGATTTCATTTTTGCTACTGCAGTAATGCATCTAGTTCCGCGTGCTGTTTTTCCCTCAATTCTTCCGCAGCCGCAGCCGCAGCCGCAGCCGCAGCCGCAAACACCGTAGTAGCATCCGCAGCAACAGCAGCAGCAACAGCAGCAGCCGCAGCAGCAGTAGCCTCAGCAGCAGCCGCCGCCGCTTTATTTATATCTTCTGGGCTCGCCTTCGCTAATAAATACTGCTCTGTTATTCTTAAAGACTCGGCAACACGGGGGGTCTTTCGAGAGATGAGCAACAGATTTTGCGCAATTGAGTGCAAACCACCCAACTTCGTTAAGTTCCCCGGCCCTCGCTAACTGCGCTAGTTTCTCGTAAATCGATTTCATTTTTGTTCCTGAACTATCCGGGCAACGATGACTGCAAATGCTGCCGCAAGTGACCCATAGAAAAAAGCACATCCGGCCCAGAATCCTCGGTCAAGGAGGTCGATCCCCGATATCCAAAATAACGCCAAGGCCCAGGCAAAGCCTACGGACCCCAAGAGTATCGATTTCATTTTTCCATCCCCTTTTGTTGTTGCCGAGGTTGCCCCCCAAGGTATTTGGGACGGATCACGTCGCGCATATAGTCGCGCACGATCACATTGACGTAGATCGCCTGATGCGCTGCTGATGCCATCGTGTACGCTTGCTGCCGCATGTGTGATTCAAACGCCGCTTTTTCGACTTCAAATGCATCTGGGTTTAGCATTGCGAGCCGAAAAACGGATAGACCGAGCCGCACTTGGCGTTCCTTGGCTTCTAGTAATGCGTCGTAAGTTGGTACTGATGTTTTCACTTCGAACCCTCGTCATTTTGCGTCTGTGGGACTGCGGCATACCTCTCGTGGCCGCAGTCTCTGCAATACGCCACTGTGTGCCTATTGCTGTAGTTATGCTCGCGGTCAAATTTGTGCAGCGCCCCATTCAAACAGTCCGCCTTTTTTGCTGAGTAGTAAAAACTTATGCTTGTTTGATAAGTAAACGTTTTTTCGCACTGGGTACATTCTTGCTGGTGAGTTTTGTCTTCCTCGTATCCATAGCCATCGTCGTGGCAAATATCTTGCCCGGCGCCGCAGTACGGGCATTCAACGTCATTCATACCTGCTCCTTCGGTAGTTGTGGTGCTGCTGCGAGTACCCTTTATTGCGCTGCTGACTTTTAATGCGCTCCGCTGCGGCAATCGCCTGATTTATTTCGCTGTAGGTCATGTTTTTCTCCATTTTTTTCAGCTTAAAAAGTTTCAATCTAACGTCGGCACTCCATAACCACTGAGTCGCCGTAATAACCACTATCAAAAACAAATAACACACGCGCACGTATGTCGTCTTTTGTCATAGCTAATACTGCCAAGGCCATTGCTGCTGTGTCTGTCTTGCACTCACCCGAGACACTGCGCCAAGTTTTGTAGCCACGTTTGCGTACCTGGCCTATGTAATGTCCTTTTGGGATGTTGATGTGGATCATTTCAACTATCTCAGCGTTAACGGAGGCAGCATTGTCCCGCGTGGCCGTATAACAGGGTGTCGCGCTGCCAGTATTTGCTCGTACGTCGGAGGTAGCTGCTCAATCGGTGACATCGGCGGAGATGCATCTATAGGCTGCGGGCCGACAACGGGGGTGTTTGGCGGTGCAGCAGGAGTGCCGTGCCACGATTGTGGCTCTACGGATTGTGGGCGGGTGGGGGGTGTATGTGTCGATTTCACATCCATCTCCAGGCCCAAACCGCTGCAGCCGCCGCCAGCGCTATTAAATACTGCGCCCGGGGCCACCTCCGTCGGCGCGCGTAGCGGTAGATGCAGTGACCAACATCGACGTTTAAAGTTTTTGGTGTCATTTTTAAGCTCCTTGGAAAATCAAAGAAAGTATCAACCCCGTGGTCAACACCAACAAATACATGGCAAAGAGTTTCACTTGTCGCCCCAATCAATATTGTGTGTGACGTGGTAAGTCCAGCTGCGCTCCCAAATATATTCGCGGATCGCGATAATTTTGTTTATTACGGTTTTCATGATTTGCTCCTCGGTTAATTTTTGGACATCTCTTGACTAAGAATTTTTAACGCTAGCGCACGAGTGCGTATCGGCTCGTCCCGATCAAGGTTTTGCGGTTTGTAAAAATTTTCATGCACTGACCCATCGCCCCAAGTTGACGTATGTATCACTAGACACCCTTTGCGTCCCTGAGTGTCTACATAGCGCTCTATTTTTACGCCATGCCCGATTTCCGTGGCCACGTGGGTAAGTAAGTATTTATTCATGATCTGCTCCTAGGTTGCTTGCGATGACGGTATTATGTACTACGTAATACAGAAATGACGGAGCTACCGAGTAATAGTTTGTAATTGTGCGACGGGCCATCCACCTACTAATTTGCAGGGCTCCCCTGCCAAAATCGTGCGCCTCACCGTGTCCTCGCTGAGCGGCTGATCCCCAAAAACTGCATGCACCGTGGCTTTGAGGTGCTGCGTCCGTACGGGCTCAGAGGTACGGACGCCCCCGTCGTACACCCCCCGATGGTCGCTCGGCGCGTTGGGGCTGCTTGCGATCCGTATCGCTCTTTCGGCAATTCCGTGCGCGCTGTAGTCCCCCACCCAATAGAGGCCAAGTCGGTGCGCCCGATGCTTGCCGTTGGATAGAGTAGTGATGGTGTCGGCGCCTTTTGTTGTGATCATTTTTTGCTCCTCAGTTGCTCGCTTGCGTTATTGCTTTGCGATGACCGTATTATGTACTACGTAATACAGAAGTCACGGGGCTAACGAGTAATAGTTTGTAATTGTGCGACGGGGCCGCAAACGTCCCACCACGTGGGCAACGGGCCCTGTATGACAAAGGCATGCTCCCCCGGGGTGCGCGCTATCTTGACAGAGCCCCGCTGTGGGTGCCAGCGTTTGCCGTCCCAGGCGGCGTATCGCCGCGGACGCTCGCTTACTAAATAGACGCCGGATAACGGGGGAGGGTGTGACTCGCACAATGCCCAGCGAGGGTTCATGCTTGCTCCTCGGCGGGCGTCAAGCGCTTAAAGGGGGCGGAGGGTGGTAATGCCTGGGGCTTGCGGCCACGATCTAAGTCAAGAGCCTGGCAGTACGCAAGAGCGGACGCGTGGTCGTCCGGATGCAAAAAATACGAAAAAAGACCAGCGCTCCGCTTATTTCGCAGGGCTGTAAAAGTTTTGTTTACATTTTTTTGGCACTCTACGCAATTACCGCTTGACGTGTAGCGGGGCGAGTCGTGCCCGTTGTGGCACGGATTTTTGCTTTTAAAAAATTTAAAACCGGACAAAAAGGCGTCCGCGCGGCTAATGACCTTCATGGCGCTATTCCGAGAGTAAAATGACGGGGTGGGAATTGTACAACAAAAACAAGGCGTTAGGTGACATTTTACACGTTCACCTGCGAAACCCCCCTATTCCCCCTTTATAAACGTACATTACAGTATGTTATGTACTATACGGGTATGTACTGTAATGCATATGTACGTTCTCTGTTATGAATTTATACTTTCTAAGGGTAAAATATAAAATAGTAGGAAAAAAGGTAATAGAATCAAAGGGATACTGGTACCTGGGGCGCTCAGGTAATTACCTAGAAATCCGGGTAAGCCCGAATTGTGCTAATATCGACAATCGCGGCGGGCAACGCCGCGGGGCGTGCTTGCGAAAAGCCTGCCAGGGCTGCGGCTTTTTGGCCTGCCTCGGCTTTGATGCCTAACTTATCGCAGCCGTAGGCCACGACGTCATCGTAGGTCTTCTCGGCGTGGTCAAAAGTACCAACA